TAGAAATTCCCCGGAGTACAAGCCTACTAAGGTAGCACCGAGATAGCTCAGAGGTGACCCAGTCATCTGTTGCCAAACAACAAGCCAGTACCAGAGCATCCCAGCAAAGAGAGCCAGGAAGAGTTTCCTGAAGAGAGCCATCATGTGCTGTCTAGTTGTACGATCTGGATTCTTGTCCTCCCACTCTTTGACGTAAGCACCGGCTCCTCCGATGATGGACACAAGAAGGTAACCGGCCCAAGGAATGATAGTCTCGAGCTTCCGAGCCACCTCTAACGCCTTGTCTAGGAACTCGATAGTCGTCATTATTCAATTCCTTTTGATGTTGACGACGAAGGTTTCTGCAATACGTCGTTGACGAACAGGAGAAAGCAGAACAACCCAAACAGAGGGGCGGTCATGGCTACAGCTGAGATTACCCACCGACCAGTTTCCACATAGTAGGTAATCCACATGCCGAAGAAGCCGAACCAAGTAGAACAAGACAGAAACTGGCTCAGTTGCCTCATCGACCTCCAGGGAGTCAGAGCGGAGATTATCATTAGCACGCCGAGACAGCCCATAGTAACAAACCACTCCTCCCTCTGTCCGAACTGATCGAGTAGCCTGGAAAGTCGAAAGTCGCCGCCAATGAATGGCAAGACCGACCAATACAGCTGAACAGCACCCAGCAGAAGAGTGCACAGTCTCGCTTCGGATCGCTGAGTAGGAATATGCATAGGCTAAGCTCCTAGTTAATCGCTTGGGCTCGTCGAGCCCGTATCGAGTGTTCCGGTAATTGTGAAGTTACCTCCGGTACCACGGTTCGTGGCAAAGTTTGCAACCGCCTCACCGTCGCTCAAATGCTGATAGATGAGTGGTGATGTACCAGTCGGCAGCGACCCTGTCGCTCCGAGATACACCGGCTTACTACTCGCCGAGATAAACTTGCGGCGGTTGGCCACAATAGAGAAGTCGAGATACTGACCTGGAGCAAAGTAAAGTTCGGTGATACAGCCATTGAATTTACCGTTGCCGTCCGGAGCCCCTCCAATTGCCCAATCTGCACGCGTGTAATCTATCGTGTCGTTTGTAATCGAAGGGGAGTTAGAATCAGAGGCATCATTCACGTACAGATGCGCCGCCGCATTTGCTAAATCCCACGACATAAGAACGTGCCGCCATGTAGAACTGCTCAGATACGTTGAGCTGAGCATGTTCAAGATCAGGGTCTCTGCTGAATTACGGGCGTTTACGATAAATCTCTCTGCCACGTCATAACTGATCAAAAATCGTATCGTCCCTCCACCAACCGCTGTTGCAGCCGTTAAGAAATCTGTGGGGAATGAAGGATTGTCTGCATCACACCTTGCCCAAAACGAAGCAATGCCTAGTTTGCTATCTGCATTGCCGTTTAAGTCTGCCCCGCGCGTCATGTAGTCGCTCGTGCCGTCAAAGTCAGCAGAGTCCACTACTATGTGTGGAGGTCCAGATCTACTTACGAGTGGACTAAACATTATGCGGATCCTCTCGAGGCAAATATCACATGTATCTTCGTTCCGTCACAATGCCAGGAGAAGATATCGATCGAGTTGCCGACCGTTGAAAGAGCAGGATCAACGTTGCCCTCGAAGGCGTATGCAGATCCCCACGTCAGGAGACGAGTACCAGTTCCGTCCTGGATAACTCTGAGGACACCTGATGCCCCATCCCGCATGAAAGTGGGATTATCCAGAGTGCGGTTGCCTCCCAAGGTAACCTTGGCGACTGGTTGCGTCTGGAGATTCCAGGCGATGTTCGCGCCATCCGTTAGAGTCTGAGTAGGATTGTACTGCTGCCTATCCCAGATGTTCTCCTCTACCACAAGGTTTTTCGGTCCAGACTGAACAGCTGAAGGAATCGCGGCCCAAAGACCGGCTGTCGTCTGTGTATCCTTCGTTGTGGCGATCTTACGGAAGGGGACGCCAGCTCGAGCCGTGGTGGAGTACATCACTGTTGCGGAGTCGGCGGCTCCAGCACCACCTTCCGCCGTTGTCGTAACGATACCGGAGTCGCCATAGTCTTTCGTGGACCAGGCAAGCTCCAGTACTCCACCGTTGTCCAAGAGATACCAGTGTAGGTACCCTTCGACTGCGCTTACATGACCAGCAGTCGACCCAGAGGAGATGACAGTCGAGAAGTTGGCCGCTGCCGTTCGCAGAGCTTGAGTACCGTTACTCAGCGTTGCATGACGCTGCATCACGAATCCCGGATTCGAAGCAGAGAGGTCGGCCCCTTTCGAATCCTTGATGGTAGCTGTTAGAGCGTTGGATCCGACGGCAAAGCTGATACCGAAGTTCAGTACCATCTGCGAATCAAGCGCCTTGAGAGCGTCGATGGCCGTAGCCGGTGTCCCAGCCGTTCCGAAGAGACCTGAGAGGTAGTCTCTCACACCTCCGATTGCCGTCTTGAACATCCCCTGGTTGTGTCCACCAGTCGTGCCATCCAAGTCGCCTTTTGCAGGAAGAGCAGTCATAGCTTTGTCACCATCCTTTCACTCTAAAGTCGCCTCGCCCTGTAACGGCTGTAAGGCTGGAATTGCGGGCAAAAATCAGAGGCCCAAGATCTGGATCTCTGTCCTCGATCGTGAATGTCACTGCTGTACCACCATCGTTCTCCAGTGTACCTTGAACACTCTTGATGCTGGTATAGTCCTTAGTAATCGGCAGTCGAGTCCCAGAGGCACTAATCGAGAGATTGTTAAACTCCTCCTGCAAGTCAGGAGCATCGATCGTCACGAGAAGCTCGGAGAAGATACCTTGTAGAGGTCCCTGAGCAGCTGTTGCACGAAACTGGAATCGATCTCCTGGCTCGATGACTCGAGCTCCAGTCCAGGGTATATACTCACCGATGTCGTACAAGAGGTCCGTATCTCCTGTGTAGAATGGTAGAGAGTCATCGGGACCGTAGAAGGGTCCGACACCTTCCTGACGCCAGTCGAGGTAGTGAGGGTCTCCCTGAAGAACGTGCTGTACCGTAATTGTAGACCCTTGTAAGGGAGCAGCTGGTACTAGCACAGTAGTCTCGTACGTCATCTGGACGTAATTAGTTGCTGGATACATCGGATCAGCATCGTTCGTGTAGAGAGGATCCGAATCGACTCCGGAGTAGAACAAGGCAGTCGTGTTCGCGACAAGACTACCACCTGAGAGCGTACCACCAGTCAAGGTACCAGGCCAAACTAGGTCGCGGTAGTCAACTGTCTCTAGCACATTGGCAATAAAGGGGTCGCCCAAGCTCTTGATGATGACAGCTGGGTTCATAGAGTACTGACCAGCAGCGTCTACAGCTTTGATCAGGTACGCAACGACTACATCGTCGAGAGGAGTTGTCGGGATTTGCCATTCATGTTCCGTGATGACACCTTCGTGCATCGGTGAGGCATCTTCCCACGTCCGCTTATCGCCCAAATGGAAGCGGATCTGATACCCAGTGACATCTACTTCTGGCACCTCGCTCCAGTTGAAGATATCCCCGGCAATAGTGAAACTGCTCACATCTCCCGGGATTCTTAACCCGGCAAAGTCGATAAACTCAGTTAGAACAGCCTTCGCAGAAGAACCTACACGCCCCAGATCCGAATAGACAGTAACCTCAACTGTCACATTCTGTCGGTCGGACATGAGGAACTCAAACACGTTTCCCTTAATTGCTCGACCTACCAAGACTGGGAGACTATCTCCGATGCCAACTTTGACATCAGCCGTAGAGTAGGTCCCTTGAACCTGCCACTCAGCTATGACCCTAACTGTGTATCCTTTACCTGACCTGACACCCTCAGGTGTGAGTGTTAAACCTTGGATAACAGGAGTATGTCCAAAGACAGGTGCTGGAGGAACATAGGTATAGGGGTTGTCCTTCGCGGTATAGAAATAGTCCGCCTCATCGATGGCAGATACTTGCACATACCGCTCGTCGAGGGGCTTGAACGCCTCGATCTTTACCTTCTTGCCGGGAGTTGCTGTAGGGCCATAAATCCATCGGTAGTCATAAGGCGGATGGCCTGGATCGTCACCAGGATCGAAGGAGAGTGCGGGGCTAGCTGTTAGCGTGTCGGTGTTTCCCGTACCGCCACTTACTGTATGTGTAGACATCTCACCGTTTGGTTTGACGATAACAATGAAGGCCCCACCAGCAAATAGCGGGACATCCTTGGATAGCTTCAGGGATGACGTCGTAGTACCTTCGACGAAACGCCCGGAGTAATCCAGACTTGCCAAATCGTGGGAGAGCTGGACGACATCTCCACGAGCGCATGGCATAGCTTCCCAGTCACTAGTCCACTTATACCGTCTGTTTCTGTATGCATTGTTTGCTGCATACAAATTCGCGTCTTGGGCTGCTAGCTCTTTGTTTGTCCGTCCGAAGAGTTGGATTCGCCGGACCTTAGTTTGTCCCGTTGTTCCTGGGACTTGTACTCTAACTACATCTCGCTGCCAGTCCAGATCGATGTTGATAAACTCCGCCTCGATGACCTCTGCCAGATCCTCTGTAGCATAGTCGATCTCGAACGAGCCCGCGAGGATGTTCTGCATCCCAAAGACCATTGTCGTAGGCAAGTTCGGAGCATCCCAGACCACCCCTAGTTTACCTGTCGCCCAAGTAGGCGTACCGCGACCCATCAGTGCAATGGTTTGCAACACATCGTACACTGACATTTGTGTGTCGAGGACGGCATTGATCGTAAGACCTTCACTATCGCACCAAGCAGCAAACGTCTTAAGACCCTCAACGTCGATTAGAGTATCCGGTACGTTAGCTCCGTATACTTTACGGCCCCCAACGACTTGACCTCTGAGCGCGTCAAGATACCACCAAGCCGGATTGGAAGTTTCAGCGACTACCGGCGAAGGGTCATAGATCGTAGTCTTGGCGCGGGCAATACAGCTAAACGGCGGTAAGGAGCCGGAGACTTGGCCGGTAGCTCTGACTTGAAGAGCTATACGTTTTTGTCCCGAATAGCTAGCCGCATCCGGCTGATATGTACGAAGTTGAGACCAACTAATCTCTTTGACGTCCTTCTCCGACACAGCTGTTGCGCTCACGCGCTTGACGCGTACCTCGTACTGGCCTTCATCTACACCCCAGGAGTAGGTTCTTCTGAGAGGTTTCCGGTTCGAGTTGCTGATAATAATCTGGCCGGGGTTGCTGCTGGCATTCCGGATGAACTCGTCTCTAGCCATCCGCAGGAATCCCGATATCCACCCGCTGCTGGTAA